GGTGATGGCGGCGATCCGGACGCCCGCCATGATCGAGACGATGACCGCGCTCTCGGCCACGGGGCCCGCCGCGCCGGCGAGGTCCTGCGGCTTCACGGCGAGGAGGACGAGGCCGGCGCCGTCGATCGCCTCTTGCGCCGTAGCGGTCACGGCCACGCCGAGGCGGGCGGCGAGCGACTCGCGGCGCTCCTCCAGCGGCTCGGCGACCACGGTCTGTCCGCGCGCCAGGCTGCCGGCCGCGAGCGCGCGGCGGTGCAGCGGGTAGAGCCGAGGGTGGACATTCAACACTTCTCTCCGGTTGGTGCTGGTCACTGGTGGAGGATGTTTATCAAGCGCGGAACGATGAACATCACTGTCATCGCGTGGAAATATGCGCGGTCTGGACCTGAAATTACGTGCGATTTCATCAAGACCAAAACCGACCGCGCGATCCTCCGCGCCGTCATTGCCGAGATCGACCGCCAGGAGGGGGAGCGGTCATGACCATCCCCGAGATCATCCACGCCGCAATCGCGCGGGTTACCGCCAGCCGCGCCGCCGATACCGTGCTGGCCGACCTCGCCGCGGCGGGCTACGTGGTCACCCCGGTGCCCGAGGACGTGCGGACCGCGATCGAGGCGATGCTCAACGGACTCGACACCGGCAAGGACCGGAACGTGGTGCGGCGGTGGTTGGCGGGGGTGAGCCCGTGACGATGCTGCGCTACAAGGTCACCACGTGCGCCGCCTGCGGGACACCTTTTCGCCAGCTCGTGACCAGGCATCGGCGGCTGTGTCCCGATTCCCGCCCGGGTGGGAGGCGGTGATGAAACCCGGCTACTGGCAATGCCGTTGCGGCAGGTGGCACCACTGGACCATCGGGTTTGCCCGCTGCTGTCAGACGTTTGACTGGCAGGGACGGTTGTACACCATGCTATGCTAATTGCGGACAGGATGTGTCCGCATTACGGGCTGGCTGCGATGGCGATACAGTGGGCTAACCGAATCGTCGGCTATGCGGATGTCGAGCCGTCGCAACTGGTGCCCTCCGACTACAACTTTCGCCGCCACCCCAAACCCCAACAGGATGCGCTCACGGGATTGATCGGCCAGATCGGCTACATCGATCCCGTCCTCGTTCAGGCCGGTACGGATCGCGTGATCGATGGGCACCTCCGCGTCGAGCTCGCCCTGCGCACGAATCAGCCTACCGTGCCCGTGCAGTACGTCGACCTCACCGACGCGGAAGCGGACCTGGCCCTTGCGACCATCGATCCGATTAGCGCGATGGCGTACCACGATGCCGCGAACCTGAAGGCGTTGCTCGATGACGTGAGTACGTCGGATGCGGCGGTCATGGCCATGCTGTCGGAATTGGCGGAATCCGCCGGGATTATTCCAGAAATGGGGGAGGCGTCGCCCGGACTGCTGGCCGACACCGCGCCGCCGCCCGAGTCCGCATCCCTCGCCGATCGGTTCCTGGTGCCGCCGTTCAGCGTGCTCGACGCCCGGCAGGGTTACTGGCAGGAACGAAAACGGGCGTGGCTGGCGCTCGGCATCCAGTCGGAACTCGGGCGGGGCGACGGAATCACCCCAGGTGATTCCGTCGAGGTTACCGAGCCGGGGCTCAATCACTACCTCAACAAGAACAAGGGCGGACTGCTCGGATTCTCCGAGCAGTCCGAGGACTACCGTCGCAATCGGGGGGACTACAGCCGCTCCGGTGCCGATTACGGCACCGGAGCGGGGATGGTTGACGGCCTGCTTGCGGTACGGGGCGAACAAAAGCGCCGAGGTCTTGCCCGCTCGTTCGGGCAAGACCTTATGCGCGGCGAGCATGTGGTCGGCGGAAACCTCACCTATGCCACGGGGCAACCGAGGACGGACGATACCTCCCGCAAGATTCTTGCGGGAGGTCGGCGTAAGACCAACGTATTAGCGCCGGTTCCGCCCGGCGCTAATACGTCATGGATGTCCCGCGGTGATGACGGCAGTTTTCGCAAGCAGGCCGACCGGCGTAGCAACCTGAACGACGCCCCGCTGTTGCCCATCCGGGCAACAGCGACCGGCACCGAAAACATGGCGGCGGGAACGTCCGTATTTGATCCGGTGCTCTGCGAACTGGCGTACCGCTGGTTCTGTCCGCCGGGCGGCGCCATTCTGGCCCCCTTCGCCGGCGGATCGGTGCGCGGCATCGTGGCATCCAAACTCGGGCGGCGGTACACCGGGATCGACCTCTCTGCGCCGCAGATCGCCGCCAACATGCGGCAGGCGCTCGCCATCGTCCCCGATGCGGTCCCGTCGTGGATCGTGGGGGATGCGACGGACACGCGAACGCTCACCGATGGCCCGTTCGATTTCGTGTTCAGTTGCCCGCCCTACGCCGATCTCGAGGTGTACAGCGACGATCCCCGCGACCTCTCCACGATGCCCTATGACGCCTTCCTTGCGGCGTACCGCGCCATCGTTGTCGATGCGGTGGCGATGCTGGCGGACGACCGCTTCGCCTGCTTCGTGGTTGGCGACGTGCGCGATCCGAAGGGGCTGTACCGCAACTTCGTCTCCGACACCATCGCGGCGTTCCACGGCGCCGGGGCGCGGCTGTACAACGAGGCAATCCTCGTCACGGCGGTCGGATCGTTGCCGATCCGGGTCGGGCGGCAGTTCGAGTCCGGGCGCAAGCTCGGCAAGACGCACCAGAACGTGCTCGTGTTCGTCAAGGGGGACGCAAAGCGGGCGACCGACGCGGTTGGACCGATCGAGCTAGACGAATCGCTGTTCGCGGAGGCGGTGGCCGATGCTGCCTGATCCGGTGATCGAACGCTGCGGCGACGTGTTGATCGTGCGGGACGATTTGATCCCCGGCGGAACGAAGCGCCGCGTGATCGACTGCCTGATTGCCGGCTATGCCGAGGTGGTCTATGCCAGTCCAGCCTACGGCTACGCCCAAGTCGCCCTCGCCCACGCCGGCGCGTCGGTCGGCTGCCGGGTGACGATCTTCACCGCGCAGCGCCGGGAATGGCATCCCCGTACCCGCGAGGCCATCGCGTCCGGCGCCCGTATCGTCGGCGTGCCCTACGGCTACCTGTCAAACGTCCAGGCGAAGGCAAAGGCCTACGCCGAGCAAACCGGCGCGCTCCTGCTGCCGTTCGGATTCGATACGCCCGCATTCCGCGATGCCCTCGCCGCCGTTGCCCGATCCCTTCCGGTCAATCCGTCCGAGGTCTGGAGCGTTGCCGGCTCGGGCACGTTATCGCGGGCACTGCAACACGCCTGGCCCGATGCGCGGTGCTACGCCGTGCGGGTTGGCCGAACACCGGACGCGGGCCGTGCATCGGTCCTGACCGCGCCGGAACCGTTCGAGCGAGACGCGACCGAGCGTCCGCCGTTTCCGTCAACGTCGAACTTCGACGCGAAAGCCTGGCGGTTTGTCTCCCGCCAGGCGTCGCCCGGGTCGCTCTTTTGGAATGTGGCCGGATGATGCTAGATCAGATCACCGCGCAACAGAATCGCAATCTGCTTCTTGGTCGGCGCGCTCGTTACCTTCCGGCCGCTCGCCTTCTCGCAGATACCGCGCATCGTCAACAGGCGGGCGGCGGCGGCGCTCATGTCCTCGTAGGTGACGCCGGGCATGTTGGCGTAGTACGCCGCCTTCGTTTCGCGCAGGTGCTTCGCAAGGGTGTCGAGGATTTGACGCGTGGTATCGTTCGTTTGCATCGCTTGCTCCTAACGTCTAGCGGTGCCGTGCCGGGGGTGGGTTCCAGCCATCGCCCGGCTTTGTCGTTGCTCACAGTTTACATGATGTCGTATCGGGTCGCAATCAAGGCGGCGGACTGATATGGCGGGGCGCAAGCGGGGGGCACCCACGAAGTACGGCGATGCCATGCACAAGTGCATCTGCGACGAATTGCTCCTGGGATCGAGTCGAACAACCGCCGCCGAATACTGCGGCATTGATCGCGGCACGTTAGCGGAGTGGGTCGCAAGTAAACCCGCATTTTCCCGCGATGTAACGCGCGCGATTGCCTCGGTCAAACGAACGGCCTCGGTGACGGTCCGTAAGGCGATTCAGGCCGGCGACGTTGCCACCGCGCTCAAATACCTGTCCTACCAGGAACGCGATGAGTGGAGCGATCCTCCCACCAAGCACGAGATCAGTGGCCCCGATGGCGAAGCGCTCACGATCCGGGTGATCTATGCCGACGATCGACCTGACGCTTCCTAAACCGCATACGGCGCAAAAGGAGGTTATCCGCTCGCAACGGCGATTCAATGTCGTCTGTTGCGGGCGGCGACGATTTGGCAAAACGACACTTGGCAAGGATCGACTGATCGGACCCGCGCTCGAAGGCAAGCCAGTCGGGTGGTTCGCCCCGACGTACAAAATCCTCATTCCGGCCTACCGCGAGATCGTCAACATCCTGGCACCGATCACGGCCCGCCGTAACGACTCAGAGCGACGCATCGAGCTCGTTACCGGCGGTATCGTCGAGTTCTGGTCACTGGATGATCCCGACGGGTGCCGCGGCCGCGCTTACGCCCGCATCGTGATTGATGAGGCAGCCCGCGTCATTCACTTAGAGCGGGCCTGGAACGAAGTCATCCGGCCGACCCTAACCGACTTCCAGGGCGATGCGTGGTTCCTCTCCACGCCGCGCGGGATGAATTTTTTCCACACGATCTGGCAGCGGGGACAGAACGACGGGAACCAGGAATGGGCGTCGTGGCAGATGCCGACGAGCGCCAACCCGCACATCGCGCCCACGGAGATCGAGGCGGCGCGCCGGGAATTGCCCGCGCTGGTGTTCGCGCAGGAATACCTCGCCCAGTTCATCACCGACGGCTCGCTCTTTCGCAAAGTCAACCAAGCGGCGACTGCGACGCCACAAGACAAAGCCATCGACGGCCACGACTACGTAATCTCGGTGGACTGGGGCAAGCTCTCCGACTGGACCGTGCTCGCCGTGTGGGATGCGACGTTCGGTCACCTGGTGCACATGGACCGGTTCCAGCAGATCGACTACGCGCTCCAGCTTGCCCGGCTGCAGGCGCTCTGCGAACGATTCCGGCCGTTCGCGCTGGCGCCGGAGCGGAACAGCATGGGTGAGCCGCTCATAGAGCAGATTGCCCGGGCGGCCTGGTCGCCGCCGGTGATCCTCCCGTTCACCACCACTAACGCAAGCAAAGCACTTGCCGTCGAGTCGTTCGCGCTGGCCCTGGAGCAGGACGCCGTCGCGTTCATCGACGATCCAGTGCTGACCGGCGAGTTGCACGCGTTCGAGGGCACACGGTTACCGTCAGGGCTCATCCGGTACGGCGCGCCTGAGGGCATGCACGATGACTGCGTAATGGCCGTAATCATCGGCTGGCATGCGCTGACCGGCGGGTTGGATGCGCCGGAGCCGGTCATCTATGACGATCCGGTGAGCATTTCGCCGATTTAGGAGCACCCATGACCACCTACACCGAAAGCACATCCGGCCTGGTCTACCCGCAGAACGGCAACGGGCACGCGCTCGCCGAATCGCTGCACGAGCTGCGGACAACGGTCATGCTCCAGGAGGCGACGATCGCCGATCTCCGTACCCAGATCCAGGAACAGGGGTGGATGCGGCTCGACGGCAGCGGCGCGCAGGAGTTCAGCCGCGCCGATCTCGGGACGCTCGTGGCCCAGTGCCGTGCCGCCTATCTCAAGAATCCGCTGGTGAACCGAGCCGTCGAGATCGCCGCGCTCTACGTCTGGGGTCAGGACCTCAGCGTGACGGCCGAGGACGAAAACGTCCAGGCGGTCGTCGATCGCTTCTGGCGAGACAACCAGGCGACCCTCACCGGCCAGCAGGCGAGTCGGTTACTTGAGGTCGAGCTCGAAGTCACGGGGAACGTGTTCCTTGCGCTCTTCCCCGACCGGGTCACCGGCACCGTCAAGGTGCGCGGCGTGCCGATGGAAGAGATCGTCGAGATCGTCACGAACCCCGAAGATCGCGCCGAGGTCTGGTACTACCGGCGCAGATGGACCGAACGCGCCATTGATGGCAAGACGACCGACCGAGAGGCGCTCTATCCTGACTGGCGGTACGCGCCGGCGGATCAACCGACCAGTGTCGCCGGCACGGACGGAACAGCCATCGATATTCGTTGGGAGTCGCCGCTCGTGCACGTCAAGGCCGGCGCGTTTCCCCACTGGCGGTGGGGCGTTCCCGAAGTCTACGCGGCGCTCGACTGGGCGCGGGCGTACAAGGAGCAACTCGAGGACGACGCGACGCGTTCCCGGGCGCTGGCGCGGTTCGCCTGGAACCTCACCACGAAGGGCGGTCGGACCGCGGTCGCCGCGGCCAAGACGAAGCTCGGTACCACGCTGGCCAGCACGAGCGGTGAGACGAATCCGCCACCGGCCGCTGGTTCGACGTTCATCGGCGGGGACGGCGTCGATCTGAATCCGATTCGCGTCGCCGGCGCGACGCTCGATCCGGACCATAGTCGCCCGGCGCGGCTTATGGCATCGGCGGCGCTCGGGATCCCGGATCATTTCTTCGATGCGAACCAGTCGAATTTGGCTACCAGCAAAACGCTGGACCGTCCCACCGAGCTGCGTTTCACCGAACGGCGCGAGGTGTGGATCGATGTCTTCAGCGGGTTGGTCGATTTCGCCATCGACGCGGACCTGGCGGCGACGCGCGGCATCCTACCGAAGACGATCACCGATGAGCAGCGCGCGGTCGATCTCTCGTTCCCGTCGTTGCTGGAGCGCGAGACCCGCGAGGTCGTCAACGCCATCGTCGATGCCGCGACGCTCTTGGGCCGCGACCTGAAGGGCACGATCCCGCGCGAGACGGTGGCGCGTGAGCTGATGGCCGCGCTCGACATCGAGGACATCAACGGCGAGATCGAGAAGCTCGAGGCCGAATGGGATGAGCAGGACGCCCGGCGCGACGAGATGGCGCAGCGGTTCGCGCAGACCCCGCCGCCGAATCAACCGCCAGCACAACAGGACGAAGAGCGCGAATCGTTTGTCGCCGCACTTCGTGAACTGAGAGAAGCGATCCGTGCCGGCACTCCTTGACGCCATCGATCACCTGATCGAAGCAAACGCCGCGCTCCGCAAGACGCGCGCCCTCGCCGGTCCCGAACGCCGGCTCGAGCGCGCGATGCGCCGCGCCTTCCTCGCGGAGCAACGGGCGTTCCTCACCCGGCTGGCGAAACTGAAGTCTCGGTTTGCTCCGACCGTGCGTGAGGTCGCCGAGTACGCGGACTGGGAACCGCTCTTCAGTGACGCTGCGCTCGAAACCCTCCAGGCGTTCGTCGCCCCGATCGACGAGTTCACCGCGAAAGCGTTGCTCGCCGGGATGTTGGGCGCCGTCGCCGATCTCGACATCGAAACGAGCTTCACGCTTGAGCACCCAGAAGCGGTGAACTACCTGCGCAACCACGGGGCAAACCAGGTGACCCGCATCCGGGAGACCACGAGAGAGCAGTTGCGCACGATCCTGACCCAGGCCGCCAATGAGGGCTGGAGCTACGACAAGACGGCGAAAGCGATCCGGCAGCGATACCGTCATTTCGGCAAGGAGCGGGCGCGGAACATTGCGATCTACGAATTGGGCGACGGCTACGAGGCGGGCAACCTGGTCGTCGCGAAGGACCTCCAGGCGGGCGGGCTGGAGATGCAGAAAAGTTGGCTGCCCGCGGCGAATCCCTGTCCCATCTGTCAGGGCAACGCCGCCGAATCATGGATACCGCTTGACCAGGCGTTCTCCGGCGGGTCTGATCGCGCTCCCGGTCATGTGAGGTGCAGATGTTCAACCCTGTTCAGACGGAAGCCAAATTCTGAGCAATAGGATGGCGCTTCATATGGCACGAGATGCACAGCGTTTGAAGATTGTCGAGCGAGTTATCTCGCGTTTCTCCCCAGGGGACGATGTGGTGCACTACGAGATGGTCAACCCGTCCACAGTCGGTACAGCGCTGCCCGTCGCGTTCAAGCGCCTTCTGGCGAACTTCTTTCCAGTCCCATCCCCGGTAATCGGGATCGTCTTTCCAGTTGACGTTGCCGGGGCCGCGAATGCCGACAATGCGACACTCCCACGAACAGTGACGGCGGCCGTCGCTCAGTTCGGACGGTCGCAGCGAGTACGACTTGCCACAGACCTCGCACGTCATCTCGATGGTGTTTCGCTGAGCTGCGGCCTTGCACGCTTGGCTGCAATACCTACCTTGCCCTCGTTGGATCGACCGGTTCGGAACGCTGAACACAGAACCACACTGCTGGCAATTGACCGTCTGGCGTCGCCCTTCAGGGTATTTCTTGACGTAAGCAGGCATCGCAAAGCGTCTCCAATCGTTAGCCAGATTTTATCA